TTAAAGTAAGCTTCTCATGAGTTCGCTGAACTTGTGGGAAGCTTCTTTCTTTTTTGGCTTAGTGATATGCAAATAGATATTTTTGGTTGTATCATCATCAGTGTGTCCCAAACGATCCATAATTTGTTCCAGGCTAACCCCTGCTTCAGCCAGCAGAGAGGTATGAGTGTGTCTTAATGAATGTGGGGTTAGTGATGGATTTAAATTGGCAATTTTAAGCAATCTTTTCATACGTATTTCAATTAACTTCACATAAGCCGGATACCCTGCATTTACTTCATCCAATTGAGCAAAAACAAACCCTTCATTATGATACGTCTTACGGTATTTCATTTGCACTTCTTTTTGAGCCTTTCTAAGCTTATCAAGCTCGATCAGGACATCTTCCGTAACATCTATCACGCGTTTAGATTTTTTTGTTTTTGGAGTGAGTAATTCGTATTCTTTTATGGCATTGCGTGGATTGTAATACGTTTTTGTAATGCTTATAGTTTGTTCTTCAAAGTCGATGTCGCTCCATTTTAGAGCACAAAGTTCTCCAGCTCTCATGCCTGTATAGGCAAGCGTAAAGAATATTGGATAGTCACGAATATCCATTTGATGATCCGGGATAATAGAGAGAAAATGTGCAAGTTCTTCTTTCTCTAAATATTTTGGTAATTCTTTTTCTCGCTCTAATTCCTCAACGGTTTTTTGAACTTTCGGGACAATCGCATATTCGGTCGGATCGGTTTTGATCACTTCAAGTTCAATCGCACGTTTAAAGATCATTCTCCCGGTTCGGTGGGCACCGTCGATTGTATTTTCTGCATATCCTCTTGCTTTTAAGTCATTAAGTGCCTCTTGATATTGCTTGCGTGTTATATCTTTCATCTTCAAATACTGAAAATAGTCCATCAAACGACTGATTTCGTGCTTACGAACCCTTATCGTACTTACCTTTACCTTCCCAGTGTTTTCGTACCAGATCAGCCATTCTTTCGCGAACTCTTCGAATGTAATTTCTTTCTCTTCAATATAGGTTCCTTGCAGTAGCTCATATTGGATTCGTTTAGCTTCCTCTTCGGCTTCTGCCTTTGTTCTAAAACCTCCAACTTCCTTTTGTTTACGCTTACCAGTAGTCGGATCAACAATATCATACCGATAGTACCACTTTGCGCCACAGGTGCACCGTTTCTTTTTGCACTTGCAGCCTCGACGCCTAAATGATCCTTTCATTGTTTATCACCCTTTACAACTTTTGTGTGAATTGTATCGCTTGTCCGATGACTCTGGCTGGGTTGTCCGGGGTGATAATAAAAGGGCTGTAATTCGGATTATCCGGCATCAAAATTACCATATCTCCTTGACGCTTAATTCTTTTCAGGGTAGCTTCTGTGTCGCCGTTAACAAGCACGGCAGCTATTGCCCCATTTTCTACTTCCGGTTGTTCACGTACTAATACATATGACCCGTCAGGAATCGTTGGTTCCATGCTTGTCCCTTTTGCCTTTAGATAAAATAGATTACCACTTGGTAGTTGATCGGGAGACTCGTATATATATTCAGTTACATTTTCTTCGGCTAATATCGGTTCACCGCATGCAATTGTTCCGAGTACAGGAACGGGAACTGTTTGTGGTGCTAAAGGAGTAAGATTGGATGGTGCTTCTTCTGTCAATTGAGTACGAGTAATTCCGAAATAATCAGCCATTAATTGAATTTTGTCTGGTCTGGGATATGTTTTCCCTTTAACCCAGTTAGATACGGTCATCTCTGGAATATTTAAATCTCGAGCCATCATAGTTTGTGATATTCCCTTACGTTTTAATTGTTTTTTTAAATTGTTTGCCATGATTTCCTTTAGTTTTTGAATATCAATCATTTTAATTCCTCCTTGTTTTCTTCCTTATTATAGTACCTAAAAACGGTAAGTATGTAAAGGATCAAACTACTTTTTTTCGGTAAAAATAATGTTAAAAGGTATTGACAGTAACTTTTAAAGGTAGTATATTGAGAGCATAGAATAATGAAAGGAGTTGAAAGTGTTGATTAAAATAACTTTAGCTGCAGCTAGGGTCAATGCAGGCCTAAGCCAAGCGCAAGCTGCTAAAGAGATTGGCATAACACCAAAAACTCTTCGGAATTATGAGAAAGGTATTACCGCTATACCTGGATACCGACTTAAGAAAGCCGCAGAAGTTTATGACTTGCCAGAGGACATAATCAAATTACCTATTGTAAATGATGGGGCATATGATGAAGAAGAAAAAAATTTACAGCTAACTACCGTTTAAAGGTACAATCGTATGAAAGGAGATTTGAATACAATGCAAATAATTGATCAATTGCCGCCAATACTTACTGTTAAGCAAGTAGCAGAGTTAATGGGGTGGCATCCAAATACTGTTTATCAACGTTGTACTTCTGGTGATTTACCAAGTTTTAAAAGTGGTAACAGTAGGCGGATTCGCCGAGAAGCATACTTGGAATGGATTAAAAAAATGGAATCTGAAACTTATTAGGAGGTAAGAGTGAATGGAAGAGAAAAACTTCGGAGGGCTTAGGTTAAATTTAAAAGTCGCTGGTGTTGATAATGCTTTAGAGAAATTAGATCGGTTAAATGAATTACTAAGAGAGGCTAACTCTCTTGTAAAAGAATTAGCCGTCTCTGAAGTACAAGTAAAGTTTACTGATCTACAGCCGGGACAGGAACAGGTGGATTCTTAATTTTCAATTTCATCTCGATGTTAAGGACGAAAACATCTAAGTAGTATTTCAATTCATTAAACGCAACTTGATCAAATTTTTTAATGTAATGCGCATAGTCGTTTCCTAAGATTCTTACAACGTGGGCAGGAGCAGCACTTTCTAAGTCCTTGAAATAGTTTTGGATGCAGTTATTTAAAGTGAGACCTTCAATTTTCTTTTCATCATTAGGATTCTCGCTGATCGCAAAATCTTTGACCAGTATTTCTAAAGCTATACGATAACCGGTTCCAGCAAGTGTTAAGTGGTTCATTTGTTCAGCGATATAGGCTTGGTTGTAAATTTCAACAAACCTAGGCGAGAAATTTTCAACGATTTCTGGGTGTTGATGCTTAACAAATGCAGGATAAGAGGAAATAAATTCATTAGTATTTTCTCTATTATTCCTTAAATGGGTTGTAACGAAATGGCTATTACATTCAGGACACTTATGTAGCAAAAAATCCACATTTGAGTTTTGGGAGTACGGAAACGTATGTTGATTAACTATTAATACAGAAATGAAGTTTGAACAATGCGGGCATTTTTTAGGAACCCAGTAAGTTTTCTCACTGAAATAAATTATGTTTGACTTTTGAGTTTTGAACTTTTTTAGGTTATCCAAACCAATCCCTCCTTAATTCTATTCTATCAGAAGGGGAGCAAAATAAAACTTTTTAGGAGGTCACATAGATGGAAAATCAATTAGTTTTTATTAAAGAAAATATCGCTGTCACAGATAGTTTAACAATTGCTGAAATGTTTGATAAACAGCATAAAGACGTTTTGAGAGATATTCGTACTCAAATGGACTATGCAGGCGAAGAATTCGCCCAGCGCAATTTTGCGCCCGGCGATTACAGAGATAAGAATAATCAAACAAGACCAAAATATGACCTTACCGAAGAAGCATTCACCCTTGTCGTCTTCGGTTACAACACGAAAGAAGCTGTTCAAACCAAAATAAAATTCATTCAAGAATTTAAGAGGATGAAAGAATACATCCAGAACCAGCAGCAGCCAAAAGCGATGAACGCAAAAGAGAGCATCATTGCCAATATGAAACTAACCATCCAGCTCAACGAAGATGTTGGAGAAATGAAAGAGGACATAAAGCAACTTCGGCATGATCTGGATAAAAAATTAACGCTCGATTACTCTCAGCAGCAAGCTATGAGGAACGCAGTGAACAAACGTGTGCATAAGCTCTGGAATGAAAATAAGGTCGACAAAACATTCTATGAAACGACCAGAAGAGTTTATGCAGCATTATGGAAGAACCTAAAAGATGCGTACAGAGTCAATGCCTATCCGAACATTCTGCAAAAAGACTTTGAAGAAGCGATGAGCTTCATTGAAGGATGGAGACCGATTTTTAACGGAAGTCAATCTGTGTAGGAAGATTTATCAAGCTGTTGTGAAAACACAAATTTAGGAGGTGAATAAAATGAACAATGAAAGAGAGTCAGCTTTCAACAACTTAGTAACCCTGATTTGCAAAGAGTGTGAAAAACACGGCTTTACATTAAAAGAGTTAGAAAGAATTCCAGCGCTAGTTAAAAAGTTTTATCACGACAATGCTGTTCCTTTTAAACAAGAAATGAAAGACGGCATTTCTCAAGACAAACTTGAATGGATGAAAAAAGCAGGGATTAAAGAGTTTGAAAAGCCGATGAAGTTTTATAACGATTCATGTGAACACCTTTTTTCAGAGGACTATATAAAAAACACCCCGCTTGAAGAAATCAAAGCAGGGTACGAGATTACTCAAAAGAATACCCATGGGAGGTAATGGAATGGAAAAACAAATTGAGAAATCCATAGAAGATGCATACATCGAAAGTAAAAAAAATCAAGAATTAATCCGTAGCCGACACATGAAACGTTCATTAGGTAGTTGTTCAAAGTTTCTGGACTGGGCAGAAAAAGAGGGATGGAGCACAGAACAAATCTACTATGTGGCGAGAATTGTTCTTGCACTCCTTGAAGAGAAGATTAAATTCTAAATTTTCCAGATTCGTAGTACTGCTCATATTTTTTGTTTTCAGCTTTGTCAACTTTAACTGTTAAAGCAGTTGCTTGACGTATCGCCTCAACGTATAACTCTAATTTCTTCTGTACGATGGATTCTGGGGAGTCTCCTTCTACAGAGGTTGAGTTTACAACAGCAATAGCAAAATCATGAATATTTTTATCATCTAGATTCATATTTTCACCCCCCTATCTTGATAGGGACATTATACCAAAGAGGAGAGAAACAAATGAGCATCCAAAACGAAAATAAATCGACCGCTGCGGCAACAGAGGTTGAAATTGAAAAACCTTTAAAAGAGTTACCTGAATCTGTACGCATAGCTATCTTAGCAAATATTGAAAAAGCCAAGAAAACTGAAATAACTATTGGTATTGATCCAGAAAGCTATTTAGCCAAAGAAATTCTTTGGCATTCCAGAAAAATGATAAAGATTGAACATAAATTAGATGAATTGAATATCGCAATCAACCATTTACGAAATCAGCTCAATAAAATTAATCAACAATAAATGGTTTGAGCTCAAATATTTCAGGAAGCTCATTGTAATTCTTGACTAGCTCTCTGAATTCAATACCTGTCCATTGGTCAGAATGGTCTGTTGAAATACTGTCTAACAACTCATCATTAAATACTTGGAATTGGTGAAAAAAGCGTTCTATTTCTTGGTTTTCTCCTGTAGTTTCCAATTGATAAACGGTTTGGGCTGCTGTAATAAAAGTATTCGCTTGGTTAAGGTGAGCTAAAGCGATTGTGATTCGGCGATCATCAGAAATCTTTAATTTACTAATTAGCCCTGAATTTTTGAGAGTTGTATAACTCTTTTCAGCAGCGTGCATTCCATTAATTAAATGAGTACGCATTGCTTTTATTGTGTCTGGAAAAGTTTTATTCATAGTATCACCCCCTATCCTACAGGGACATTATACCAAAAAAGGAGGAATGATTATGTTCATAGTCAGCTATGTATGGCTACATAACCAAGTTCATGCTGTCATCAGTGAATCTATCAAAACACACAATCAGGCTTTGGACAAACTAAGACAACAGGGCGGCACCATCATCCAAAATGAACACAAAGACAATACTCTCGGCTCTGTGATTGTGAACGGAAAAAAATCAGTTTGGCCTTTGACCAAGTCAGAAGGGCGTGTAATTGGAGGTAAACAACATGGCTAAGTATCGTCACGTTCATACTGAGTTTTGGCAAGACCCAAAAGTTCTTGAAGAGATGACACCGGAAGATAGGTACTTTTATCTTTACCTACTTACAAACCCTAATACATCTCAAATAGGCATTTATTCAATTACAAAAAAACAAATGGCTTTTGATTTAGGGTATTCCATTGAATCAATTAACAGCCTTATGGAAAGATTTTTAAAACATCATAAACTAGTGGAATTTAATCCTACGACACGCGAAATTGCAATTATCAAATGGGGGAAATACAACCTGACAAAAGCGGGTAAACCGATGCTCGATTGCATTCAAAAGGAGCTGCGGCAAGTCAAGGACAGATCATTGATTCAATTGATTTATCCTCACATTCCAAATGAATCTATAAAACAACTATTCTTACGATACGTTAACGATACGTCGACGACAAGTGACCAAAAAGAAAAAGAAAAAGAAAAAGAAAAAGAAAATAATATATTGTCGGGCAAGCCCGACGACGCATCTTCTGAAAAAGATGAAATTCCTTACAAACTGATCATTGACCTTTTAAACAAAGTCGCTGGAACAAAGTACCGTCATACTACAACAAAAACCAGGTCTTTAATTAAGGCGCGCTGGAATGAAGGCAATCGATTTGACGACTTTAAACATGTCATTTTAGTTAAATGGGAAGAATGGCGCGGTTCTGATATGGACAAGTATCTAAGGCCTGAAACGCTGTTTGGCACTAAATTTGAAAATTATCTTAACCAAAAGCCAAAAGGAGGTAGACCTCATGACAGAAACCTTCACCAAAGATCGGGCGGCAAGAGTCAAGGCCGAGTTATCACGGAGGATGACATTCCATACTGATGAGAATGGAAAGCCTGTCTATTGCCGCAAGCATACAAGGCTCATTGGAGGAGAAGAGAAGCCTTACCCGGTTCAACTGATGAAACTGCGAGACGGCTCAATAAAATGTCCTATGTGTGAAAGAGAACAGCGAAATAAGGAAATCGAGCGTGAAGCCGAGATATGGCGCCGCCAGGTGGAACGGCAGATTTTATCGACTTACTCCCTAATTGCCGACCCTACTCTTAAAAAAGCAACATTCGAAACGTTCCGCAGCTACAACCAAGAGGACGAGCAGAATAAACGCAGGATGATGGAGCTTGTCAGCCGAATCAAGGCAGGCGCTGTGATGAACATCTTTTTGACAGGAGAGTCTAACGCCGGAAAAAGTCATCTTGCAATGGCCGCCCTTAAAGAACTGAACAAAAATGATTCCGAAGAGTACGCGAAGTCAGCCCTCTTTGTTAACAGTGATGCCCTCATGAGGCGAATTAAAAACTCATTTAAAGATGACTCCGAAAAGTTGACAGAGGCTTTTGCAATCGAGCTGCTGACAAGGGTTGATTATCTCGTAATCGATGACCTGGGCGCCGAAGTAGGGGACACGGACAACGAAAACAGAGCCGCAAATGATTTTATTCATCGTGTATGGTATGGGGTTTCTACTGGCCGTCAAGGAAAAGTAACGATCATCACGACCAATCTTTCAGGTGTGGCTTTAACCAAACTCTATGACAAGAAAACCGTTAGCCGTTTGACAGCACATCTTGAAGCGATTCAGTTTTTAGAAAAACAAAAAGAGAAAAAGGGGCGGAAAGCTCCGGCTCTAACCTTTTAGGAGGTGAAAATAAGTGAAGGATACTAACTTGAAAACGATCATGCCGGGCGTGTGGGGGCATGTGGCAACCGATAAAACACCGGAGGAACTCAAGCAAGGATTAAAGGAAATTGAACAAAAACTAGAAAATTGGCTGGCCTATTGGTCAAATGTACGGAGGGAGAACGCATGAAACATGGTAAGCGACCTACACGCGCGCAGAAGCAAATCATCAAAAAGAACGGTTTAAACCCTGAGAATTGGCTGGTATCAAAGAATCTGCAGCATGAACAAAGATTAGTAGTTGTTCACCGTCATACCGGTACCGTGCGGGAGTGTTGGGCGTGAAAAAGACTGCCCGCGCTGATCGTTTAGAAATTGCTCTGGATAACTTGAATTATGAATGGTCATATGTCCAGCTTTGTAAATTGATAGATTACTGGTATGACGGCAAATCGTTATATGACGCTGCCGATCTTCTGAGAAGAAAACCGGACGAGCTTTTGATTCTGATTGTGGACCTTGCAAAAAGAAGGATTCTCCCTCATAGGCCTTACGGTATAAGCGCGAATCCGAGAATATGGATTAGTCCGCAAATGATGAAAACGAAAAAGAACGGAGTAAGACAGCTATTCTGTGAAAGTCCTGTTTATATCCCGTTCCTTGAAAATAATTTTATTTGGTATGATCAGGAGCTTTATAGGTTTAGAGATTTGTGGGATCGGGGTCAGTCCATTATCAAAATAGCAAAATCCTTTAAAAGAGAAATAGAAGAATTATTATTCCTCGTCATTGATCAGGGGAACAAGGGAATAATTCAGCCGCGAAATGGGGGGCTTTTAGGTGAGGAAGCATCAGAACAAGATAAAAGACGGTTCAAAATTATCGTTTGAAAAAGCATCCTTACAGCAGCTTTTAGTCATTATCAGGTTTGAACATTGTCCAAAGCGTTACAAAAATGCCGCTTTGAAAAATCTTTTAAAGAGGTGAAATCTGCATGACAGAACAAGAGCGTATGGAAAAAATCGAATGGATCAATTTGATCGAAAGGTACGGAAAGGAATCGCTTAAACAGAAGAGCGATGAGGAAATTGAAAAGCTTTATAATCTGGCTATGCTCAGGCAAACAGATGATGTGTTTGCATAAAAAAACCAGAGCATAAAAAGCCCCGGAAATAAAACCTGAACACTTTTATTTTAACACGGGGGTGCGGCTGGTGAACAGTCCTAAAAAGATCGACGTCAATCAAGAATTATCAAGGAAAATTGAAGACGGGAAGGTCACTGTCATCGTTTTAGATGGATTGAACGGAACGGCATATGAAGCAGAGGCCCCGGAACACGGCAGAACGATCATCGAAACGTTTAAAGGTGCTTTTTCCCGAATTAATCTTGAATCATCACACAAATTCAATTAATTTGCAGGGGCTTTCCCCTGCGGGGGAGGAACGGAATGTTTAAAGCGAAGTCAATCACCTTTAATTCTGAAACTTATATGCTTGGTCAAAAATATAAGCCGCCAGGCTTCACAAAGATGGCGACTGTCACAAACATCGTGGATAATCGGAATGCCTTTTTACATAACGATGGCGGTTTTGAGGTCCGCTTTGATTCAGGGGATTTCTTACGGATTTATTCAAACGATGTTGTCATCCATTGGGAACAGACGGGGGGTGAGAAGGGATGAATGACCCGAATGTTTTTTTGAACCCGTGCGCCATATGTAAGACGGCGGAAGCTGATTGTCCGTCCGAAATTTTTTGCCCTTTCTGTGGAATCCAAGATGTTGCGATAGATTCGGATGATTTTAAAAAAATAGAAGAGGCGATGAAAGAATGACACTCTTACAATCTTCATTACTTCATACAATCAAGGCTCAGCGGGATAACATGATGACCATTGACGAGCTGGCTGAGAAGTACGAACTTCACCCGGATTACGTGAAATCGATCATAGAGCGAACTGAAGGGCTGGCGATTAAGGGCAACGTGGCCTATGCTCAGAAACAATCTTCTCTGCTGCCGATACTTGGGGTTGCCGTACTGTTCTTTGTTATTGTGATCTTGCCGATGCTTGCAAATTAAAATTTGTAGGCGCGATGGGCGCCTGGCGGACGGAAATAGAATAATGTCCTAAATGGAATACCTGCGGACACTGAACTTACAGCTTTTACGCTGTTTGTTTGGTGTCTGTTTTTTTATTTGTCCCGGCTGCGGTCTAGCGAAAGGAGAAATAGACATGAAACCCACCAAAAGAAAACGCCCTGAAAAAACGCAGGAGCGCTCTGAGCGCTTTTGGAGAGAGATTATGGGGCAAAACAAGCAGATTCTTAAACGAGGCAAAGGCGGCGCTTATAAGCGCAAATAAAAGGAGGAATTAATCAATGTTATTTCAATTACCCGAAATCGATAGAGAAGCAACCAAAAAGAAGGTTGAAGCCATACTGGATAATTACAGGGTGGTTCTCTTGCAAGTGCCAGATGATCTGCTGCCGAAGATCACAGCGGGTTTTAACATCGTTCCACCGTCAAATACAAACGCGTTTCATTCATCTACCGAGGATACGGCCATCAAAAGAATTGAAATGGAACAGGAACGACATGCCTTTCTCTTAAAAATTCAAAAGGCTGTGAATCGATTGCCGGCCAATGAACGGCAGATCATCATCATGAGGTATATGTCACAGGATCACCGTTTTGATTATGAGGTTTATAACGAAATCGGGTTAAGCCCGCGCACATACTTCCGGATAAAATCGCGTGCTTTTTACAATCTGGCTTTTGCATTGAAAGAAGAAGTGTATGTGAAGGGAAGTGCTTCGTAATGAATTTTGTGCAGCCTATCCGGGATATGGACCAGATTTATTATATAAAGAAATTCCTAAGAGAACGGAGTGAAAGAAACTATCTGCTTTTCGTCACCGGCATAAACTCAGGCTTGCGTATATCTGATTTACTTCGTTTAAGAGTCCGCGACGCCAAACGAATGTACATTGATTTACGCGAGAAGAAAACCGGCAAGCAGAAACGGATTAAAATAAATAAGGCACTAAAAAAGGCCTTGGCCGACTATATTAAAGATAGAGATGACCAGGAATTTTTATTTAAGAGCCGCGAAGGACTAAATAAACCGATCAGCAGAAGCACAGCATACAACATATTGAAAGAGGCTGCGGAATACGTCGGACTTGATGGGATCGGCACCCACACCATGAGAAAAACGTTCGGTTATTGGCACTATAAAAAATTCAAAGACGTGGCTCTGCTTCAAGAGATATTTAACCATTCCAGCCCTGACGTCACTCTTCGATATATCGGGATTACTCAAGACACAATGGATCAAACAATGGATGCATTCAGCTTATAAGCTCATCTGTCTTCAAAACGGATGAGTTTTTTCTGTCTATTTTAATGAACTAACCATAATGAGAAAGTGTCCAACTCATTTTAAGGAAATGGCTACAAACTATGCAGGGCAAAGGGTTCCGCGTTTCTGTGAATTGGACACAATATAAGATATGGCTAATTCGTGGATAATGTGGATAACCATAGTAAGAAGCAATGATGTGATGAATTTTCACGTATTTGTTTATTTTTCCACTCCTGAGTGGTATATTTTACTTATGGACAGCCATATCCTTGTACTATCCAAACTTGTGCGGAAATTTCAAACGACAAGTCATATAGGAGGGATTGTGTTGTCAAATCATCATCAGAAGGAGGAAGGGATGATGGAAGCTGTTGTAGAAGCTGCTTTGAAAGAATCTGGAACCAAAGAAAATCAATTCAAGAGACAAAGACCAAGAGTACAGAAAATGCAATATCAAAATGCAATTAAAAGACTGCAGGAATTAGGGGATCTGCTAGACGACAATGTGTTTGGAGAGGGAGAGCTTGAGGAAATAATTGCTCAAGCGAGGGTTAAAGCAAGATCAAGATGAAAGCAGTTGTAGACACCAGTACAATCATGAGAGCGTGGTTAAAAAAGTTCAACGAGCCAAAACACATTCTTAAAAAAATTGAAAATGGTGACTTCGAGTTACTCATGACCGAGGAAATGGCAGTAGAGCTTCAAGTTGCTTTTACCCATGCTGTGTTACGTGCATTAAATTCCCCTAAACAAAAAACTAAGTTTGATCCAGTCCCGTATTTTAATGATATAGCTACATTCATTTATGGATCAACGCGCATTGAAACACATACAGAAATCACCTCATGCAGTGACCCTGAAGATGCTATGTTTTTAGAATGTGCAATTGACGGAAATGCAGAATATTGCATTTCTAGTGATCGTAGTATTTATGAATTCAAGAATTATTCTAAAAACGTAATGGAACTGGCTTTGGTTAAGGATATAAAAATTTTCAATCCCCAACAATACGTTGAGCATGAAAAAGAACTTCTTAACCCAAAACCACAAATTAAGACGACGGGAGCATAATCCGTGGTCTTTTTTTTTGGCGTTATTTTGGCACAATTATGGCACAACGTTGGCACTCTGTTTTGTTTTAGATCGGTTAATATGGTAATAGGTCAAAAACAACGAAAGTGAAATTAAAAAAAGAGCAACCGGCTGGCTGCTCTTTTGTCTTATGATCTAGGGTTTTTGTAAATACCAAGATGTTCTTTAATAGCATCTTGAAGAAGATGCGAATAATTAATTTTATGCTCTTTTGCAATGTCGTCCATCCAGCGCGGGATAGTTAATGTTTTCTTAACTGCCGCATTCTCCATTTCATGACGGAAAGGCGGCATCCATGTTTCGATTAATACGATGCTTTGGCTATCTTCTGTTTCGATATCTTTTGAAGATGTCGGCTGAGGAATTTCATCACCATCTTGTTCAAGGCCATATAGATGGAGTGCCATAGCTTCTTTAGCCATTGTTAGAGCTTCTTCATCCGTATCACCACAAGTGATGCATCCAGGCAGATCAGGAAAAGTAACTGTGATTCCGTCATCGTCGTAATCGAAAAGGGCTGGATAAATGTAACGATCTTTTTTCATAATCTATAACCCCTTTATATTTTTAAATTTTTATGATAGTTCCTTTACAAGCAGGGCTATTCAAGCCCCGCCTGTTTAAGGATTGATTTTACTGTTTTCTTTGGAAAGTCTTTCTTAGGATGTGGGATGGTAACCGTTCCGGGTTTTGTTGGATGTTTAAACTGATGATGACTACCTTTTACCCTTACTTGGTACCAACCATCTTGCTCAATTTTCTTGATTAGCTCTCTTGAATTCATTTGATGGTTACCATCTCCTTTCGACATACTTATTATAACACGTATAAAAATACGTATCAAGTATCTTTTGTTATTTTTTATTTATTTCAATGGGCATCCTGTGGGGTGCCTTTTATGTTCTCTGTAAACCGGGTTCCAGTGAATCTCAGAATAAACGATTGGCGGCCAATGAGAGCCTCTGAGTGTGGGCCCGGTTTAGAAAGAATATACCAGGCGCTTTCCCAAATGGGAGGGCGTTTTTTATTTAAGGGAGGAATAGCCATGAAACCGTTATTGGTGGATGTCGCTGTAAAAAAAATAGAACGGATAACAAAAGAGGATATTTATCACGGTGGTATCAGCATAAAAAAGAGTGCCGGAGTGTCTATTGTTGCAGCTGTCAGATTTGAATTCGGGACTACAGTTAAAGGTGACTTCTATTTTCCGGGCGAACAGGAAATGAGCTTTTCAAAAGCAGAAAAGAAAATACGAGAGTTGTTCGTCAAAGAAGGTGATTCATTTGTGCATTGAAAAACCAAGCCTTACGAAAGGTGTAAAGCTATCTAAAGAAAAACCGCCATTATTACAGATTGAGCTTGAGGATATTGATTCGGTTCCGCGTGTTTTTTACAAAGGAAAAGAGATTAAAGATAAAATCCGTGTGGATTTTTCATTCTTAACGAATGATGATACAGGTTTTCATCCAACACATATCGACATTGAATACATTGATAAAGAAAGCAAGTTTGGATCAAAGTCGATTGTTTATAATCGATACTTTTATAACGAAAGGAAGGAGAAACAACGATGAGCAAACGAGTCATTCAAAGGTTAGCACACGGCGCATTGGTGTGGGACAAAGGAGAAATGAAGTCTCATTTTGTAACACATGATGAAGCTGCAAAGCTTGAGCAAGGACCGGCAGCAGAGGTGTCAGAGGACAAAGCAGAGCCGAAGCCAAAGGCAACCAAATCGAAAGGGACAAAGAAGGATGAAAAGACTGATACCAAATGAGATATTGCATTCATGACGGCTGCCGGACTCTCTTAGAGGAAGGCAGCTATTATTGTGATCAGCACAGGCCAAGGAAGAAAGGCCGAAAGCAAAACAAATTTCAGTCTGCAAACAAGTCTTTCTATCGATCTGATGCTTGGAAGGCCATGAGAGAGTACATTTACCAACGTGACGGCGGCACCTGCAATGAGTGTGGTCGTTTTGTTTTTGGACAGAACGCGCACATTCACCATGTCATTCCGATTTCCAAGCAGCCAGAATTGAAGCTTGATGAAACCAATTTGATTCTCCTTTGTCCAAAATGCCACGCAAAAATAGAAAACCAAGAAAAACAATCCCCCCCATCCGTTTTTACAAAATTTTTTTGATTTGGGGACAGGGCAGGGGGAGTCACGTGTATACAAAAATGAAATTTTAAAGGGGGGTGTGAGGGAATTTGAAGGAAATGACACCACAGCAGCGGTCGGCCCGGACTCGTAAATTGAAAAAAATACGAGCTGATGAAGAAGGAAAAATTTTAGCCTGGCTGAAAGAGGCGGGGACATATTCTGAAACCCTTACGCCTCTGATCAATACCTATCTAGATGCTCATGTGATCTATACCCAAATGTATGAAGAATGGCGGGATGAAGGTTTTCCGGCCACGCGGCTGCATCAAAATAAAGCTGGTGCAGTAAATGAAATGAAGCACCCTCTTGCTCAACAGGTAGCCGATTGGAACACCAAAAAAAGCAAGCTGCTGGAACAGCTGGGACTTACTCCGAAACTTCAAAAACAAGTCGGCGGCCAGCCTAATTCTAATACCGATAGTTTCCAAACCTTTAAATCAAAGTGGAGTGCTGACGGGTGATAGAACGGGGTGTGAACTATGCTGATCTATATGCTGATCAGGTATTGAAGAATAAAAAGGAGCATTGTAAATCGGTTATAAAAGTTGTTGAGCGCTACAAGAGGATGAAAAAGCGAAAAGACGTTTGGCTTGATGTCGATGAAGCAAATAAAGTTATGGATTTTATAGAAACCTTCTGCAAACATTCAAAAGGAGAGCTTGCCGGCGAACCCATTGAATTGGAATTGTGGCAAAAATTCATTTTCACAAACATATACGGCTTTTATAAGAAGGATGACAAGGGAAGGACTGTCCGGGCTGTTAGGACTGTTTATATTCAGATTCCACGGAAAAACGGCAAGACTGTTTTGGCAGCCGGTGCTGCCACTTATGCAATGTACGCAGATGGAGAAAAGGGCGCCGAATGTTTTACAGCGGCGACCGATGCAGAACAAGCGAATATTGCCGCGAAACAAATTGCGGCGACTATTCAAAACAGCCCTGATCTTAACACGCGGACCCAAATTTATAAAGGTCCGAAGGGGCACATTAACGCTATCATTTACCGTTACACAATAAACGGGACGAAGTTTGAAAATAGCATCCTGCCTCTGTCTAAAAATACACAGGGCCTTGATGGTAAAAACCCTCATTTCGTATTGCTGGATGAAGTACACGCGCAAAATAATGCCGACATGTACGATGTTTTAAAATCCGGTATGGGTTCGCGGCTGCAGCCGTTAATGTTCATCATTTCGACAGCAGGAAAAGGCACGACTTCCGTCGGTCTGCAAATCTATGATTATGCGCGGGGCCTATTGAATAACAAAAATGAGGAAGAAGAGGACATTTCCTATTTCACGTACATTACTGAACCCGACAAGGGAGATAAATGGGATGATCGGAAAGTCTGGAAAAAGGTGAATCCAAACTGGGGAATCAGTGTCCAACCTGACTTTTTAGAAAGTGAGTTTAAAACGGCTCAGATGAGCGCGGAGCGAAAGGATGAGTTTTTGGCCAAGTATCTGAATATTTTCGTCCGCAGCACCGGCACGTATTTTGACAAAGATATTGTCCAGAAAATGATCGAGGACAAGGAAGGGAACCTGATCAAAGACCTGGGCGATTTATCTGGCGAACAGGCAGTTATTGGCCTTGATTTATCCAGAACGACAGACCTCACATGCGTGTCTATTAATATCCCGACCCATGATGAAAACGGAAAATCGATGTTGAAAGTCAAACAGATGTATTTTATCCCGGATCATAACCTGGAAGCACGCGAAAGAATGGAGAACATCCCGTATCGGAACTTGGCCGAGCGGGGTTTTTTAACGTTATGCCCTGGTAAAACGATTGACTATGATATGGTTGTCGAATTCATTGTGGAATGCTCACGAATTTATGATGTTGAGCAGGTCAATTATGACCCTGCTCTTTCTCAAAAAGTGGTTGAAGCGCTTGAGGCTGAGGGATTGACTTGCGTGGAGACAAAACAATATTCTACCGTCCTTAATGCACCTTTTGATGATGCAGAAATTTTAATGTTTGAAGAACGAATTAAGACGGATAATCCCCTTTTTATCTACTGCACAGAAAACGTCGTAGCAGATAAAAACTTTCAAGGCTTGAAGCGGCCTTCAAAAAAGCAAAGTAAAGCCAAAATTGACGGCTTTGTTGCTTTTTTGAATGCCCATAAAGAAACCATGATGATGCTGGTTGATTACGATGAAGATGAATATGACGCAATGCTTAATGAATTGTACAGATAGGGGGTGATGAGAGTGGGATTTATCCGTAATTTAGCGGGACGGTTCAGCAAACGTAGTTTCAATTGGTTTCAAAATTCATATTTTAATTATGGTGCATTTGTCAATGACGATAATATTCTGAAATCCAGTGACACATACAATCTGATGAAGCTGATCAGCGACCAGGTCGCATTGACAGAATTCGTTGTGGAAGATGAAACGACAGGTAAAAACTCAAAAGACCCTCGGGCTGATCGTGCTTTGCGGGTTTTAAATTGTCCGAATGATTATTTAACCGGATTTGAATTTAAGAAACTGCTGACAAATGTATATTTGCTCCGCGGTGACGTGTATGTCTTCTACGATCAAAGCCAGCTGCACATTTTGAATAATGCTTATAGCGAGCTGACCGACGCCGGAACGGAGAAAATTACTGTGTCCGGTGAAGTCGTTCCGTCCTACATGGTAAGGCACATTAAAAATATAGGCTTGAGCCATTTGGAGGGTGTTGGCCTGTTAGAGTTGGCAAAGGAAACGCTGGAAGGCGTCATGAACGCTGAAAAGGCGCTGACTGAAAAATATAAAAAGGGCGGGCTTATGGCGTTCCTTCTTAAATTAGAAACGCACCTTTCCCCGACCAATACGAATCAAACTAAAACCGTAAAAGCGATACTTGACCAGCTAGAGGGGATTAAAGATTCAGGGAAAACAAAATTGATTCCTTTAGGCCGAGGGTACGAAATTGAAGCGCTTGAATCCCCTGTGGATGATGAAAAAACGCTCAAGTATTTGAATATCTACAAAAAAGATTTAGGTAAGTTTTTCGGGATGGATAAGGACTTGCTGGACAAGCTCGAAGAAAAAGACATGGAACAAGCCATGATGAAGCTTTACACGAGTTGTCTAAAGCCTATTTTTCGCAATATCGAAGAACATTTGACTATTTTATTTTTTGGGAAAAATAGCGGGCTGCGCCTGAAATTCCGTCACAATCTATTAGACTTCGTAGGCATGAAAACCAAAACGGAGATTGCTTACAACCTAGTGCGGACTTCAATCGCCGTTCCTGACGACGCTCGGGAAATGCTTGGTTTCAAACGATTGAATACAGAAGAATCCAGCAAACTTTATATCAGTAAAGACCTTGTGGGCTTGGACAGGCTGGAAGATGTTCTGAAAAGCAGCCTGAAAGGTGGTGATGAGGATGGATAAAGAGCAGCGGACTTTTCAAATCAAGGGTCTGGAAATTAGGCAGCTTGCAGATCAGGAAGAGACACCACAAATAACTGGTTATGGGGCTGTTTTTAATAGTCCGGCCGATATTGGCGGGATGTTCACCGAAGTGATCGCACCCGGTGCCTTTCAAAAGGCGTTATCAAGACAGGCCGATGTCCGTGCCCTTTTTAATCACAATTGGGATTATGTGCTTGGGCGGACACGCAGCGGAACCCTGCAACTCGAAGAAGATGACAAGGGTTTGAAATTTACTGTTACACCGCCAGATACCTCTTGGGCAAATGATCTGCGCCGGAGTATGGAGCGCGGCGACATTAATCAATGTTCTTTTGGATTCAACGTAGTAAAAGACGAATGGAATTATGATACATCACCGGCGACACGCACGATTCAAGAGGTAGAACTCTTTGAAATTAGCGTTGTCGCCTTTCCTGCCTATGAGGATACAGAAGCGTCACTTGTCCGATCTGGTGACATTTATCAGAGGGCAAAACAAAAAAATGAGCTGCGGCAAAAAAAGCAGCAACTAATTAATAAAATTCAGGAGGCTATGAAATGAAACTACGTGATATTTTAGAAAAACGTAAAGCGACGATTGAAATTCGTATGAAGGAGCTGCGGGCTGATTTAGAAGGAGACCAATCGGAATCCTCCTCTATCGAAACAATAGAAAAAGAGGTAGCCGAACTGGCCGCGGAACTTGATGCCGTAAAAGCGGAGCTTGAAAATTTAAAAGGCGAAGAAGAAAAGCAGCCAGAAGAAGGCGAAAGAGAAGGCGACGAAGGCGGAGAAGAAAGGGAATCAGATGAAACAGAACAGCGCGGCCAGCAGTTTATCGCACCTGAAAAGCGGGACGCTATTGTCAGCAATATCATGAAATCTCTATCCTCTGAAAGCCGCAAACAGGCAAAAGAAGGGGAGCAGCGCAAAGCCTTTGCAAACTATCTTGTCGGGCGTATAAGCGAGAACGAAGCGCGGGCGATGGGGGTTGAGACAACTAACGGAAAGGTTTTAATTCCAGAATCTCTATCAAAAGAAATCATTACCTATGCCCAAGAAGAAAACCTGTTGCGGAAATACGGAACCCGCGTTCAGACAAAAGGGACACAAGGTTATCCGGTTCTGGTGAAGAAAGCAAAAGCCCAACGGATTAAAACTGAAAGAGCATTGGACAATCCAATTCCGCAGACCGACATCAATTTTGATGAAGTATTCCTGAACCCTTCTGAAATTGATGCGCTGGTGTTGATCACCAAAAAATTACTTGCCATGACTGACATGCCTGTTGAGCAAACAGTGATTGAAGAGCTGAAAAAATCCTATGTAGAAGAAGAGGCAAATTTCTTCTTCAACTCTACAGATAATCCGGGTTCCTTGATTCAAAAAGCTGTTGCATTCAATCCGGGGAATATGGAGGTTTATGACAAGCTGGTTCGATTGAAAAATTCAGTTCCAACGTCAAAACTCAAAAATTCTCGTTGGATGATGAATAGAGCTGCCCTTACAGCTATTGAAACGTTAAAAGATAAAGACGGAAAGCCGTTGTTGCGTGAGGCTTATATTGAAGGAGCCTTCGGTTACAGGATTCTGGGCTATCCGGTTGATGTAACTGATTATGTGGACGGCAGCACACCGGATGTACCGCGCCTATACTTTGGTGATTTTAGTTCATTCCACATTCAAGATGTCATTAATTCTTTAGAAGTCAGCAAGCTTCTGGAAAAATACAGTGATACAAACCATGTCGGCTTCAAAATTTGGCACTTAAATGATGGCCAATTGATCTATTCACCATTTGAGCCAACAGTATTTAAATTGGAGTTGACGACTGATGGCGGAACTGCATCGGCTTAATGATCGCTTAAAAGAGCATTTAAGGATTGAAGACAGTGAGGAAGATTCCTTGCTGTCTTTTTATTTGCAGTCGGCTGCAAATTACATCAGAAGGGCAACAGGGCGTGAGGATGATCATTTGATTATTCTGGCGGCTGGCATCTTTTATGAATTTAGGGTGACGGAAAAAAGTATGAACCTTGCCCTGGATGCCTTAACCCCGTTAATCCTTCAAGCGGAAATGTGTGGTGATGACAATGCCAGTGAATCCGGGGAAGCTCAAACATAAAATTGAAATTCAAAAGCGGGTGCCAGGGCGAAATCCGGAAACGATGAAGCCGGAATATAATTGGTCAACCTTCACAAAAGCATGGTCCGAAATTATGCAGCCGCGGGATCGTTACATGATCCAAGCATCTGCGGCACACCAGGAGAATACTGTGTGGTTTCGCATCCGTCATCGGAAGTATATTGAATCAGGCTCTATGCGTGTTGTGTACAAGGGGCAGCCCTTTAAGATTGAAGAGGTCATTCCCGATTTGCAAAATCAGGAGCTTATGACATTGCAATGTGTGGGGTGGGATCATGAGAATAGCAGTTCAAGTTGATGGCTTTGACGATGCTCTTCGTCGTCTTGAAAGGTTTGGGCAAGATGTTGAAAAACGTCAAGTCAGAGCATTGCGAGCCGGCGGGAACGTTTTAAGAGACGGCATGAGGGCGGAGGTTCCTGTATCAGAAATTGATCACAAACACATCAAAGACGATATTCAGGTACGGCAGACGCCGAAGAAAGACAGACCAATTCCAAACGCAATCAGCTTTGATATAGGCCCTGGAAAGGAAACGGCTTGGCGGGCGAAGTTTGTCCATAATGGCTATGTTGCAAAGAACGGCCGTTTCGTACGGGGAAACCCGTTTGCTGTTCGGGCTTATCGGCTAAAACGCGTGGCAATCAACCAGGCTGTCATGAATGAAATGCGGAAAGGGGCAAGGTCGTGATTGATTATGAACCGTACATCGTAAAAGCCCTTTTAGATGATCCTGACGTATTTCAGATGACTGACGGCCGGATATATGCCGGAAACTTCCCTTTAGAGGAATCTCGTGAATATCCTCACATTTTAGTTCTGGAGATGGATAACGTTGATAAGGACTATGAGGACAATAAAGCCGTATCAGCGGAAATTGATATTCAAGTCAATATATGGGTGAAGGCTGATGGCAACATAGGGCCTTTACAAACCGCGGTAGATAAAAAAATGAAATCTCTCAAATGTAAGAGAATGTCTGTCACGTCTTTTGACGAAGAGGAACGCTCTGCTTTTAGAAAGGCTTTTTTATATCGAACCATTGTGAAATTAAAGGAGGAAGATTAATGGGCAGTGTTAATGTAGGTCTTGAAAATTTAGTATATGCCAAGCTCATCAAAGACGAAAAAGGAAATATTGAATACGGGCCTGTACAGCCTTTTGCACCAGCTATTCAAGCAAACGTTGATACAACGAATGAAATGAGTACACTATATGCCGATAACGGGCCGATTATCGTCAATTCCAATATCGGAGAAACAAAAGTGAAATTGGGGATTTCTGAAATTCCTCAAGATGTCCTATCGGATATCACAGGACAAAAACTCGTTAAAGGAGTCATTGTGTGGAGGAAAGGTGTTGTTCCTCCATATGTCGCCCTCGGGTTTACAGGAACGAAGGAGGATGGAAACGTACGCCATGTGTGGCTAACGAAAGGGCGCTTTGGAATCCCGGGTATTGATTGGAAAACCGCTGAAGATAAAACAGATTTCCAAACAGAAGAAATTGAGGGCACATTTATTCAACGTAGTGACAAGGTCTTTAAAATCACCGGTGACAGCAGCGTGGAAGGATATGACGAATACAGAGATACATTCTTTGATGCAGTATTTGACGTTTCTAAACTTGATAGTTCTTCAACGGCTACGGCTTCAACAACAACCACAACTAAAACAAGTACAAGCGGGGGAGCAGCATAATGTCTAAACCATTGGAAATTACATTACGAATTGACGGTGAAGATGTAGCGTTTACGCAGGAATTTATCCCTTTTAAATTTAAGCGTAAAGCACTTGAAATTGAGAAGTACGCGAGAAGCGATGAGGCAGAACCAGAGGAAGTTGAAAACAGACAGTTGAACCTTATCGTTGAAATTTTTGATAAAAAATTCACAAGAAAGCAGATTAATGACGGTCTGAATACGATCGATCACCGGAATGTGATTTATGACATTATAGGGGTCGGGGTTCTCGGCTATCCAACCCGTGAGGAAATCGAAAAAGAAAAAGAGGATTTTGATCTGGGAAAGCTGCTGGAAAAGGTACAGAAAGAGTCACAATAGATCAGGCATTAGACAACGTCAAAGATATATACGTTCAATTGATGGACGAAAGAGGATGGACGCTAAATGAAATTGATAATAGCGACTATCCTTTTTTTATTGAATTGATTGAGCATCGGGAAAAACTCAAGAACCCGAAAGAGCAACGCAAGCGGGCAAAAACTGTGCCGATAGATCATGTATTTTAGGTGGGAGGTGAGACTGTGGCAACGGAAAGCTTAGGAAATATGATTTATCGCTTAGGGTTTGATGATGGCGGTTTTTCAGCCGGAATAGACAATGTTGCGGAAAAAATGGCGTTGGTGCGAAGTGAACTGAAGGCATCTGCCTCGCAGTTTGGAGAGCTTGGAGACGCATCCGACAAGCTGCGTCAAAAACAGGAAGGTTTGTCCAAACTGCATCAGCTACAAGGTTCAAAAATCGAACAGTTGCGGGCAAAATATGAAGAGCTCGCGCGTGAAAAAGGAGAAAACTCACAAGCTGCTTTACAACTGGCCCAAAGGATCAACAATGAAACGGCCATGTATAACCGTCTCGGCCGGCAGTTAAGGGCTACGACATTAGAAATTAACACCCAAAATTCTGCATGGACCCGAGCGGGCAGAAGCTTGCAAGAGTATGGGGAACGCCTTCAAACCCAAGGCGAACGCCTACAGACGATAGGTAAGGTAGGATTCGCCGGGATTACGGCTCCTATCGGGTTGCTGGGAGGATTGGCTCTTAAATCCGCAGTAGATTTCCAAAAAGCCCAGGGTAAAATCTCATCTTCCTTGAACATGACGAAAGAAGAGGCGCAGGAAGTAGCCAATATATCAAAAGATGTGTGGGTTAGCGGCTTCGGTGAATCACTCGAAGAAGCAAACCAGGGCGTTATTGATGTCAGAAAAAATCTTCAAGGCTTAAAGGGCGAAGAACTTGAACAGGCCACAAAACGGGCTTATGTTCTCCGGGATACTTTCGAGTTTGAAATACCTGAAAGCACCAGGGCAGCTAAAGCCTTAATCGATAACTTCGCTGTTGATAGTGGAAAAGCCTTTGATTATATCACTGTTGCTGCACAAAAAGGCGGCGATTATTCAAACGAGCTTTTAGATACGATTTCAGAATACTCAGCCCAGTTCAAATCAGCGGGGCTTTCCATTGACGGCATGTTTAACATTATGATTCAAGGCGCACAAAATGGCGCTTGGAACATGGATAAGGTTGGGGATGCGGTCAAAGAATTTAATATTCGTGCCCAAGATGGATCAAAAACGACTGCTGCAGGCTTTAAAGCTATCGGCCTGGACGCTGACAAGATGGGGGCAGCCATCGCCAAAGGTGGAAAAGAAGGGGAACAAGCTTTCATGGCAACCGTGTCCGCCTTAGCGGCCATGAAAGACCCATTAGAAAAGGATCAGGCCGGTGTCGCTCTATTCGGCACGCAATGGGAAGACTTGCGGGGCAAAGTGGTAACCGCGATGAATCCGGCCAAGGATATGCTTGGTGATGTTAAAGGAGCCACAGACAAGGCAGGAAAGGCTTTGAAAGACAACTTTGGTGATCGCGTGGCCCAAGATTTTAGGCTATTGCAGTCTAATTTACTTCCGGTCGGTGAAATTTTACTTGATAAGATCGAACCGGCTTTGCAGGCGGCAGGAAAGACAGTCAAAGACTTTACGAATTGGTTTCAAGGTCTATCACCGGCCATGCAGAATACAATCGTTATCGCAGGATTGGTTGCTGCGGCGTTTCCTCCTGTTGTCATTGTTTTGGGTGCAGTTGTATCAAGTATTAGCACCCTCACTGGTGCCCTGGGCAGAGGTGCCGCAGCATTCGGTCGATACAGAGCAGAAGCAGCTATGACCCAACGTTCAACAGCACAATTAGCGGCCGCGAATACGGCTGCAGCTGTCCAAATGAACGCAAGCGGCACGGCATTATCTCGAAATACTCGGGGCCTTCGCGGGTTCAGGGGCGCTGCCGGACTTGCTGGCGGTGCTCTTGCGATGTTTGGCGGTAAATGGGGGTCCGTTCTTGGGATCGCAACAACGTTCGCGCCTGAAATTATAAAGGGCACCAAATCACTCTTTAACTTCCGCGGAGGCGCACGAACAGCAACAGCGGCAGCCGAAACTTTGGGCGGCGGTGCAGCTCAAGCAACTGGCAAATTTGCCGGGTTTGGAGCAAAGGCACTGGGCCTTGTTAAGAGTCTCGGGAGTGTTTCGCGAGTCGCTGGAATTGCTCGGCTTGGTTTTAGCGCTCTGGGCGGTCCCATTGGGCTTGCAGTTACGGGCGTCAGCCTTTTAGCAGAAGGTGGATACAAGCTATATAACCATATGAAACAAGAACAAATTCCGACGCTAGACAGCTTCGGGAACAAGGTTTCTGAATCCACGACAAAAGCTGTTTTGGGCTACAAAAAATTAAATGATCAAGCAACTGTCCAGCTTAACAAGCTGCAATGGTCAGGTGAAACTGTCTCTAAAAAAACGGCGGACAGTATCGCACAAAACTTTGAACAGATGGGTAGCAAGATCAAAACAAGTATTGAGACAAAAGGAAACCAAAGTTACCAGACCCTTAGTAAATTCCTTTCATCCAGTAAAAGCCTGAGTCAGAGGGAACAAAATGCCATTTTAAACAATGTGAAAAAGAAGCAAACTCAAGAAACTCAGGCTGTCGATAAAGGGCAGAAACAGATCAAAGAAATATTAAACAGGGCCAGCGCAGAAAAACGCCAGCTTACACAAAAAGAACGGACCCAAATCAACAGCATTCAAAAGAAAATGATGAACACGGCTGTTCAAACCATGAGCAAAGGCGAGGTAGAACAAAAGGCCATCATGAGTAAACTAAAAAACGAGTCGAAAAATATTACAGCTCGCCAGGCAGCCGATACAATCAAAAACAGTATCAAAGCCCGTGATGGCGCGGTGAAAGAAGCGAACAAAAAATATGATCAAACTGTGGCAGCAATCGTCCGCGAACGGGATGAGACAGGTTCTATCAGCAAGAAACAAGCAGATAAGTTGATCAAAGAGGCAAAACGGCAGCGCGATGGTTCTGTTAAAAAAGCAGAGGAAATGCACGAAAATGTTGTAAAGCAAGCAGAGAAACAAGCAGGCGGGCATATCAAACAAGTTGACAAAGAAACAGGCGATGTCCTTACTAAATGGGATTCGTTTGTTATTGATTTGGCCGGCTTTGTCAATAGCGTCACCGGGGGAATTAATAAGGTTCTTGAATTTATGCATATCCCAACCATTCCAGAATGGACACCAAAAGGCTACAATAGCAAAAATGGTAAAAAGCTGAATGGTAAATATGCCAAAGGAACAAATTTCCACCCTGGTGGGGCGGCATTAGTCGGTGAGGAAGGTTGGGAGCTGGCGCATTCGCCGGGAATTGGAACGTATGTTGTCGGTATGGGCGGCCCGCAAATCTGGGACCTCCCACGTGGAACTTCTGTACTTCCTCATGATGAGTCTAAAAAGCTAACATCTATGACGCAGATGCCTGGATATGCCGGCGGGGTCGGCGACTTTTTCAAAAAAGCTGTGGATGGCTCTAAAAAGATGGTCAACGGGGCTTTATCTTTTGGAAAAAGCGTCGTGGATAAAGTCGGGGATGTCAGCGCAACTGCACTGGACTTGCTTACCCACGGCCCAGGAAAATTAATTAAAAAATTGTTTAATGGGTTGATCCCATACAAATCAGGGAAAGGCATTGACTCATTTGGAACCGGCCTATTTAATATCTTAAAAAATGGGGCTGCCGAATTTCTGAAAGGAGTTGTACCGGACCAGGAAACATTCAAAGGAACTGGCGGGACGAAAGCCGTCAACCAATGGGTAACGGAAGCGGTTGGCATCGCGGGCGTGCCTATTTCGTGGATTCCTGGTCTTGTTACGATCGCCATGAAGGAAAGTGGCGGGAATCCGAACGCTATCAACCTATGGGATTCTAACGCAAAAGCCGGACACCCAAGTCAGGGCCTAATGCAAACCATCCCGTCCACATTCAACGCCTATAAGTTCCCGGGACATAATAACATCTTAAACCCTGTAGACAACATTCTCGCAGCCATTAACTATATCAAAGCACGCTATGGAGATATCTCAAATCATCCGGGTTTAAAATCAATGGCCCGGGGTGGCGGCTATGTTGGATATGCTGCGGGCGGAGTATCACCAGGCGCAGGCGGTACAAAACTTGCGGCTTTGAACGAAAGAGGGTATGACGAGCATATCATTACGACGGACCCGAAATATCGCGAAAGAAGTATCGGGATTTGGGCCAGAGCCGGGCAAGAATTAGGTATCCCAGCGCAGACCGTTCCGCAAATGCCGTCCATTGAACCGATCACACAGCGGCAGGATCAACAAATTGCATTGCTAATAGAACAAAACACTCTTTTAAGAGAAATTGCAGCAAAAGAGGGCGATGTGATCATGAGCGGCAAGAAAGTCGGCAAGGTCTTAACGGCTATCAGTACAAAAGAATTCAATGATAGAAGCTCATTGATTGGAGGGATTTCATGAGGGATTTGGATTTGATCATAGGTGATAAACCCATTAGCGAAATTCTGCCTGGTGTGTCTCTCCTTTCATTTGTTCCTGAATCCCCCGTTTATGAACGGCAGACCGTTACCTTGAAAAATAGAAACGGTCTGCTCAGTCCATCAAAAAACAGTCCGGGACGTTACAAAGAAAGAAAAATAGCGGCTGAATTTGCTGTCGAAGCCCATAACCCAGAGCAATTCTATTTGTATCGTTCGAATTTATATGCCTTGCTTGTCACTCAAGACCCGTATCATGTGATTCACTCATATGAGCCAAATAAACGATGGCTTGTGACAACAGATGATGTGTTTTCTATTTCCCAGGATAACGGGAAACTGGCAAACACTTTTTCTGTTACATTTACGGCTATTCAAGGGTTGGCTGAATCTGTTTATGACAGTACCATTCCTGTGAACTTGCAGGGAGAACGATTTAATTTAGGGATGAATATAGGCAAATTCAGCGAGCAGCCTTTTCAGTTTAAAAACAAGAATCGATTCACCGTATACAATTTTGGGGATGCCACCCTTTCGCCTATTGAGCACGATTACAAAGTACAAATGTACTTTGAAGGCAAAGACATTAAGATCACAAATCAAACAACCGGGGACAGTATAACGCTTTCCGGCAGCCATTCAAAAAAGAATCTTTTAACAGTGGTCAAACAATATATCGTCACAGGAAGTAATGTCATTTCTACCCGTGGCAGATTCCCGGAACTTGCTCCAGGTGAAAATAAGTTTTCAATTGAAAATGCAGATTATAGTGACCTTCATTTCATTACACGATTTTACTATAAGTAGGGGGCGGTAACAGGTGAATCAAATGTATGTGCAAGATCGGTTTTCAGGTCAAAAATATGAAATTGTAGACGCCACCCCGCGTGTAACGGATGGAGTTGACGGGAAAAAGAGTCTGGGTTTCACTCTTGAAAATAGTTTTAGTGATCCATTGGCATTTAATGCGTTGACTGGCCGTAATCTTATCGTTATTGATGAGAGGGTTTTTAAAAATCAAAAATATGTCATTCGTAACGTTCAAATCTCTCAAGATGGAGAATTGTTATCAAAGTCGATCTCGGCCAATCATATTTACGTCTTTTTGCTTGGGAAAAATCGTGTTGATGATGTGATAACGGGAGAAATTTCTCTTGATAAAGCTTTAAATCATGCCCTGAAAGGCAGCAACTTCACTTATGAAATTATGACTGATGCCAGAGACATCAAGCCCGTAAAAACTGATAGTTTTGGGGATGCTTTTTCCATTGATCTGATGGACTCTATCGCCTCTAATTACAAGGTTGAATTTGATGTGGATAATAGTCATATCTACGTCTATAAAAAGATGGGCCGTAGAATTAATAAAACCCTTGATACCAGAGCAAATATACAAGGGCTGCAGATTCAAATATCCGAAGATAATACGGCCACACGCGGGCGCGGCTATGGGAAACAAAAAGAAGAAAAAGACATGTTGGGTGACGAATCAATCGGATACGAATCAAAAACTGGTTCATGGACTTATGATGAGTCATTAAAAGCTGATAAAACATCAAAAATTGGTTCAGCTTTTACTTTCTCTTTTACAGGCACAGGATTCAGGTTTAAAACTCTGACTTCGAAGCTTGGCGGTAAATGGGAATTTGTCATTGATAAAGATACAACGAAGACGATTTCAGTCTATAAAGACAATGATCCGAAAGAGGAAGTCATTGAAGTGGTTAGAGGCCTTGACCATAAAAAACATAATGTGGTTGCGACCTTTAAAAGCAAAGACAGCAAAAACCCAAACACAAAAGGAACTAAAGGTGCTGCGCCGGTTATGTACTTGCTTCGTGGAAATATATTTGAGATTTACAGGGAATTTAAAAATGAAGCCGAAAAATATGTGTTTCCTCCCGTCCTTTTTGTTCATCCGAATGAAAAGGATTTTTTAATTGAAGGGCAGCCGACATGGGCAGAAACCATAAGAGATGAATCGATCACAAAGGCAGAAGATATGAAAGCTCTCTTGAAACAAAAAGTCAATCCGTTTCCGGAGGTCACAGTTGATATTGATTTTGAAGAAATTGAAGTCCCTGAGTTGAAAGGCATAGAAGACAAGATCACAAAAGGAGATACCCTCCACGTCATTGCGGACACGCCTCAAAACGGTATTACATTTGAGGACGATTTGCGCGCGGTGAGTATGGTCTATAATCCGTTGGATGACACCGAAAAGCCAGAAGTCACTTTCTCCAACTTTAAGAAGGACCTAATTGATATTCAACTGGACAGCAGGCGTCGCATCAAAAAACAAGAAAGGTATCTGATCGAGCAAAAAAATCAGATACTGGCCCAAATACAGGCGGCCAAAGCGGAGCTTTTTAATGTAGTGAACTCAACACAGGGCAAAATCCCCGGAAACTTTACGTATACACTGACCTTTAATTCTGGTGTTTGGGCAGTCACGAGCGGTCTGGGTAATGTTTCTGTCAGTTCTACCGGCCTCCTTTTGGAAACAGATGATGATTTTCAAATTAAGTATGTGACATCTGAAAGTTCAACGGTCATGAAACAAAACAACGTTTCGGCCTCTGTTGATTATGTAGGGAGCCAAACAGACAGTTTTACAGTTTCTCTTCTTCAAAACGGAAAACTATTGGATCCATCAAACGCTCCAGAAGGATCAAAAATAACTATTCTGATTGTGGGATACAGTTAAAAGGAAAGTTGGTGAAACGATGTATCAATTAGAGAAGCAGCATAATCCCGTCCCTAATGCCAAGCTCCTTTCACAATTGGATGAAAATGCTTGGATAACGGAAAATGCACTTAACGACAATATCAGGGCATTAAATTCTCATAAGGAAGCCAAAAAAGCCCATACGTCAGAACAAATCTCACATCATAGTGGATTGACAGTTTCGCAAGAGATTGAAACAGGTAAAGCACGGCTCAGAAATTTAGTGCTCAATGCCGATGGAACGAACATAAAAGAAGTTGTTGACGCGCGTGTTGATCGTAAGGGAACAATTTACCCGACTTTATGGGACCGTCTGGCTGCAGACGGGCAGTATATTGAAACGAGATTTAACTTTAAAAATGCGCTTAACTATGGTGCGGACCCGACCGGAAAAAGCCCATCTGCCTGGGCCATACAAAAGGCGCTGGATGAAATTCATCGAGAGGGTGGAGGCCAGCTTGTTATACCAGAAGGCATTTATTTAATTGAGAAGAGAATTTATATCTATGGGAACACCCGATTTACAATGTCTCCAAGCTGTGTATTACTTAGAGGTTGGGCGGGCGGATTTTTTGCCAATGGAACGCCGAATGATAAATTCACAGGCTATTCCGGAAGAGGCAACATCATTATTGAAGGCGGTATTTTAGACGGTAACTATGCCAATATAGACAAATACCCGACTACTGCGATGGACTCAATCATTTTAGGCCATGCAAATAATATTTGGATTGACCGCGTAACTTTCAAAGACACGATTACCGCCCATGCCATTGATGCCAATGGGATCAACAATCTCCAGATCACAAGGAGCAATTTTTTTGGATTCATAGACTTGAGCGGAAAACGTCCTTTCTCAGAAGCCATACAGCTTGGGGAATTTGTTGAAATGGGCGTCAATCAATTCGGAGCGTTTGACGGCACCCCTAATCAAAACGTTTATATCGCCCATAATCATTTTGGTAAATCTGAGCTGTTGGGCGGCTGGGGTTCTGCGATAGGAAATCACTATGCTGTTTATGATATTTTCCAAAAAAACATCACAATCTTTGACAATACGATTGAAGACTGTGGCTTTGCAGGGGTAAGAACGTTTAAATGGGGCGAAGTTAAGATTTTAAACAATCGATTTAAGCGCAATAATGAATGTATTCGAATTTCCCAAGCAGCTGGAGGAATTGAAAGTTCTAAAAATGTTGAAGGAGTCCAAATGAATCGCCCCCAAAATGCACAAAACGTCTTGATTCAGGGAAATGATTTTTATGATTACAAGTCATACGGAATCTTATCGTTTGGCCAAATATATAACAACGAAGTCGCCTGGAGCGATGGCATTCGTATTTTTGGGAACTACTTTAAATTAAAAGCAAAAGAGATCGGTGAATATGACGATGAGCAAGCCATCAAATTAGTTTTTGCAAGAAATGCTTTCATCTCTGATAACCGGATTTTCTTTTTTTTTTGGGGGAAGAAGAGGGATGTGGATAGAAGGCTGTTACAACACCTTTATTGATCGAAATTATGTATCCTGCGTTGATACAGAAGCAATCTACGTCGAAAAAAGCAGAGACAAAACTTCTACCGTGCCGAAATCATATCACCTATCTATTGATCGAAACGAAATTAACACCACTGGCCGCAACGGTATTTTCATTCAAAACTGCGATCACTTTGATGTGAGAGATAATAATGTGATGAATACCAATAAAGAGCAAAGCAGTACGAGAGGACGCGGGGGCATTTATGTGGAAAATGGATACGACGGACGAATTGAAAATAGCCGGATACGAGGCGTCGAGAAGGCGTTTGCGATTTTAGTAAAGGACGCTGCAACAGAGGTGAATGTCACCAACACAAAAGGGACTGGCCGCGTCATCGTTCAAGGAGATTCCAATTTTAACGGGTATTATGGGACAACAAAAGATGACTATATTAGAAAAATCATTACAAAAAGCAGCAGCTAATTGAAAGGGGAGGTGAACCAATGATTTATAAAAATACGGCTGTGCACTTTGATGTCAATGCACAAGTGAAGCGAAGTGTATCAGCAAATATTCAATTTAGTACGCAAGATATCGGGACCGCAAAATTGTCGTTTAATCTGACAAAGGACGGTGTACCTTTGCCGATCAGTAAGGCAACCCATGCCAAGCTATTCATGAGGTTTACTGACGGCAGCCAGGTCTATGTCAATACAGAAGTCGAAGACGCGCTGAAGGGCGTTATTTTTTATGTCTTAACACCGGAACAAGTTAAGCATTATGGAACGGTGCAGGCTGAGCTTTACGTCAATTACGACAACGGCCAAAAGATGAGTGTGCATAAGTTTTCGTTTGTGATCGATAGGGCGCTTGTTGATCAGGACATTGCGCCGATTGCTGAATACTATATCGAAGATTTCGAGACGCTTAAAGCCGTTATTCAGGAAATGGCGGCGGATGCCGAACAGCTTCTTGCCAAATTGGAGAAGAAGTTCGAGACGCTCAATAATATCGAAACGAAGGACGGTGCCCAGCAGAAAGCGGATGCCGCACAGAAGAATGCGGAGGACTACACGGACCAACACGCAGCAAAAACGGACAATCCGCATAAGGTCACAAAATCTCAGGTCGGACTAGATAAAGTTGATAATGTAAAGCAGGCGACGAAGGCAGAATTTGATACGCATAATAGGGATGATACTCGGCATTTAACTGCGGACGAGAGAACGAAATGGAATGCCGGACAGCTTTATAAATTAACCGATGACAACGGCGGGAGAACGCTAATTCCTGATGACACTGACTTATTAACCTTGCCATCCGGACTTTATTATGGTGTCAGTAACAAAGTTGTGAATTCTCCAGATCCGAAGGCGGTCGAGTGGTTTCATTACGATGTTTCAACTAATAGTGCGCGCAAAACGATTGTGGTAACTGCTACGGCCAATCCTAGAAGGTGGTTTGGGACAATCCACACTGACGGATCATTTAAAGGGTGGCAGAGATTTATAACGGATGCCGACGCGGAAGTTACCTGGCAATCACCTACTTTGTTAAACGGGTGGAAGCAGTATGGAACCCATAAGGTCCAGTTTAGTAAAAATGCCCTTGGAGAGGTTGAAATTATTGGCTCGATAACGGGTGGAACAATTGGTTTTGATGTGCCAGCTTTTACGTTACCTGCTGGATACCGCCCGATACAAATGACTCATTTTATAGGTGTAGCCTCAAGTATCGGCGCGGGTTCTGCTCCACAGTTTCATAGAACTCAAATCAATACCGATGGCAAGGTGTATATCCAGAGCTGTTCAAATACAACAAACCCTAATGAATTTATAACATTTGGTTTTAAATTTAAGGCGGCATAGGAGGGGTTTTTATGAAATGGCTTTACAAATACGATAAGAAATACAACTACATCCCGGGTGAAGAGATACAGATTGAAGACAACGCAGAGCTTCCGGAATTTTATTGTGAAATAAAGCCGCCTGACGGTATGTACTTAGCAAAATTTGATCCTGGGAAAGGGGCATGGTTTGAATCGGCTACCAAAGAATATATTGAAAGCTTGCAGCCTCCGGGGCCTGAGCCAGACATAACTGATCTATTGAAAAAACAAAATGCTTTACTCTCATTGCAAGTTGCGCGCCTGCAGGCTGATGTTGAAGCGTTAAAAGGAGGCGGGGCGTCGTGAGGTATCCCACTCTTGCGGATATAAAACAATTCTATGACTGGGGGTGTTACACAGATGAAGAAATGCGGGAGTACGTAAAAATTAAGTGGATCACCCTGGCCGAATATGAAGATATAACAGGTCGGAGCTATGATAAGCCTGACATTAGTGTGGACTTAGGCATGGCGCACACCCCGTAAGGGTGTTTTTATTTTGCCTCGAGGGAGGTGAAAACGATGTGAGAACAGGAGGATTTCAGGACATGCATCAAACAAATGAATGGGACGTCTTCAAGCAGGAGATTACCGAATTGAAGGCCGATCACAAAACGCTTGAACAGCGTGTCATCACACTGGAAAGGGCGTCTGATCGACACGATCAACAGATTATGTCCATCAATGACAAGCTCAACAAGATTGAAGAGAACACAACATGGATTAAGCGCAGCATTACGGGCGCCATCATCACAGCGGTTTGTACACTGGTGATCTCCGGGATTGCGGCGCTTTTCATTAATTTTATTCAAAAATAAGGAGGAAGACACAATATGACAACATTCGACAAAGGCACGGTCGTCCGGACGGTGCTTCTTTTTATTGCATTGGTAAACCAGACATTGATCATGTTCGGAAAGGCAGCTTTTCCTATCAGCGAGGACCAGGTGAATACGCTGGCTGATGCTTTGTATTTGGCCGGATCCACGGCGTTTACAATCATCACATCTGTGATCGCCTGGTATAAAAACAACTATGTCACTGACAAAGGAAAGCAGCAAAAAGAAGTTCTGAAACAAAAGGGATTAACAAAATGAGGGTGCCGGCTGGCAGCCTTTTTTATTTAAAACAAAAGAGGAGGAGTTCACATGGTTAAAGTCGTGAAAAACTTTGTGAAAGTCAATCAATATACTCGGCCAGGGTTGAAGTTGGCAGGAGTGAAAGGGATTGTCATGCACTATACGGCCACGCCTGGCGCGTCCGCACTGAATGAGCGGAATTATTTCAATGGCACATGTATCGCTGATAAACGTTACGCGTCAGCCCATTATTTTGTGGACCGTAAAGAAGCCCAACACATCATCCCTGAAAATGAAGTTGCGTACCATGCACATGATAAAAACCGCTGTTATGTGAGTTTCCTTAAACCGAACGCAAATACAACAGCGATTGGCGTTGAAATGTGTGTCGAAAAAGACGGCAAGATTCACAGTGATACAGTTCGGAATGCTGCTGAACTGGTTGCCGATCTGTGCAAGCGTTACGGCCTTTCTACAAACAAAATTGTCCGCCATTACGATGTGACAAACAAAAACTGTCCGGCGCCGTGGGTGAGCGATTCAAGCCAGCTTACAGCTTTCCGGAAAAAAGTCGATAGCTTGCTTGGAAAGAAGACGGTTTCCAAAACAACACCAGATAAAAAGTCATCATCCTCAAGCAAAAAGCAAACGAGCAAAAAATACACGCTGCCGTCCGGCATCTATAAAGTGAAAAGCCCGCTGATGAAAGGAACGGCTGTCCGTCAGATTCAAGAGGCTTTAGCGGCTGTATATTATTATCCAGACAAAGGTGCCAAAAATAACGGCATAGATGGCTATTACGGGCCGAAAACGGCAAACGCGGTCAAACGGTTCCAACTGATGTACGGGCTGTCTGCTGACGGTATTTACGGACCGAAGACAAAGGCGAAACTTGAATCTCTGTTAAAGTAAAGAAAATTTTTTGGCGATATTCAAAATTCTTTTATGCACAATAAAAACCCCCAAATGGGGGTTTTTTTAAATGAAACTGAATATGACGTATATCGCAACTTCAGCTACAAGTAAATAAATCATATACCTTGCATATCTATACACATCATCGTCATCAGCACTTTTTTTACTTTTAAATGTCCATGCAAATAAACCTAAAACGGTTAACGCTAAGATGACTTCAACTATTGTTAATGGAGACATTTTTACCACTTCCCTCGACATTTCCAT